CCTGCCAGCGAGCAGGACAAAGACCTGCTGGACAAGCTCACCGACGAGCGGGCTGGCATCCTCAACTGGATGCTGGAGGGTCTCGAACGGCTGCTCGACCAGGGCCGGTTCACTGGCGAGCTCTCGATCAACGGCAAGAAGGAGATCTGCGACGCCTTCGGTGGCGTCCTCGATCGGTTCTCCCACCACTGCCTCATGGTCACCGGCAACACCGAGGACGTTGTCGTCAAGAAGGACCTTGAGGAACTCGCCCAGCGGTATGCTGACCAGATCGACAAGGAACCCGAGTGGGACTCCCAAACCGGGTTCACGCGAAAGATGGCTAACCAGGTCGGCATCGACCAGGGCCAAAAGCGGATCGACGGCGACAACACGAAAGTGTTCCGTGGCGTCCGCGTCGCTCCCGAGACGGTCTACGAGCTCAACACCGAGGTGCGGGCACTGACGGCCGACACCGCCGACGACCGGAACGCGGGGCTCAACGAGTACGGCGTGGACGTCCGTGCTGGCTACGACATGCGGGCCAAGAGCGACGACGAGCCCGATAGTGAGGCTGACGACGACAGCGAGGACTCCGAGGCTGACGACGACCAGGCCGATAGTGAGGGCGACGTCGACGACTCCGAGGGCGACCTCGTCGGCGAGCCGCTCGCGCCGGCGATCGTCCACTACGTCCGCGAGGAGTGCCGCGGTGGCGACGACGTCCCGCACGAGGACCTCGTCGAGCATCTCGCCGATCGCGGCGCGGCTCAAAAGCAGATCGACCACTGGATCGACAAGTGCGTCGAAGAGGGCGACATCATCGAACCCGACGACGGTTTCTACCGCCGGTAACTCACCGGCGTAACGGTTTCCGTTTCAAAGCGTTACCTCGCCGAACCGCCGAGAAATTAGACAGACGCAACGCGTGCGCGCATGCGTGAGAAGAGAATGGCGTCTGGGTGACGATCGCGGCGCGACCGCCGACGCCGTCGAGCTGGCCGAGTGGACGAACAACCCCATGGGCGCGATCCCCGAGAACTTATCACCGATGACGAGCGAACGCCGATGGGCCTCGGAGGGCATCGCGTCGACGGCCCCCACGGGGCTGAGGGCAACGTTTTTACCGATGGCAACATAACACATAACCAAGACACCACGGTGGTGATTGCCCGCGAGGGTGGTCGTGGCGTGCAAAACCACGACCAAGGCGACAGCCCGGAAAGACGGAAGCTGACGCCCTTTTTGCAGATTTACAGAACCCATGAACGACGCATACGAGGAACACCTGTTCGACGCGAGTGACGTGTGCCGCAACTGCCTGCGTCGGATCCGCGTCGAGCGCGTGGACCCGGTGCGGTCGGGGATGGGCGTCGAGTACGAGAGCCACATGACCCGCCACGACCGGCACACCGAGGTTGATCACGGCCCGGCCGAGAGCGTGACCGACCAGCAGGGGACGTTTTGCACCCACTGCGGGACCGAGTCGGCCTTCGACCGGATCTGGGACGACGTCGACTTCGCCGATCCCGAGCTGCCCCTCGGCGACGCGCGGTTCCGCGATCTCGCCAAGAACGCCATGCGGGCGCTCGAAGCGAAAGGCGTCTCGATCGACCGCCACGCCTTCGCGACGGCGGCACTCTCGAACTGGGACGACCACCGCCCGGTCGATGAGTGCCTCGGCGCGGCCACCGAGCACGCGATCGTCGTCGCGGCGATGGGCAGCGGCGAGCAGCGGCGAACAGTGGGGCCGACTGATGGCTGACGATTACATCCACAACGAGGCCTCGGGCAGCAATTGGTGTGACCACTGCCAGTCGTGGGTCACATCGTATCACACCTGCCACTGGGGTGGTTACTGATGGACGACCACGACCGCGGGTGTGGCGAGGAACTCCTGGACCGGCTCTCGATGGTCACCTGGGATCGGTTCATCGAGGGCGGCGACTCGGTCACCGTCTACGGCTGGATCGACCGCGACGATGAGTACAAGGACTACATCCAGATCGAGATCTGGCCGAGCGACGAGTACGTCTCGTTCACGACGTCGAGCAGGCGGTGACCCTCTGATGGTTTGCGGCTGTCGGAGGGTCTACTCCGATCACGACGCGCCGTTCTTCGATCACACGCGGACGCGCGTGGCTCGTCATGTCGACCTTTTCGTCCCGATCCCGTTCACCGATCACCAACTCTGGCTGTTTTGGAGCTCAGAATGACTACAATCACACTCAGCGACGAAGCGGGCGAAGTCTTCCAGGAGGCGAAGGACCTCATCGACTCGGAGGCCGAAGCCGTCGACATCGAGGCCGCCCGCGAGCAGGCGCTCGAACGCCTCGAAGACATGGAGCACGACGACGACCACGAAGCCTACTCGGCGGGATGGATCGACGGCGTCGTGATGATGGACCGGGTGCTGACCGATCCCGAGTACTTCGGCCTTCGCGAGGACAGTGGTGACGAGTAAACAAGCCGCTGCGTTCATCCAGGGCAACGGTTTCGGTGTAGTTCTGGCCGTTGTCGGCGGTCTCGGCTTCGTCGATGCTGCTATGGTTGCACTCGCGTTTTTCACAATCGCGTATCTGTTTGAATGGGAGGCCGACGATGAGTGACCTGACCGAGCGACAGCGCGAGTATCTCGACGCGCTCCCCCAGCCGTCCTACCAAGCGTGGGCGGACGCGGTCGGGGCCTCGGAGTCGAGCGCCGAGGAGATGCGCCGACGGCTCACCGACGCTGTCGACGACATCGAGATCGAGAAGGTCGACGGCGAGTGGCGCAACACGCTCCAGGAGACTGACGGCGACGAAGACGAACCGCTGGCTGATCGGCTCGCACTTGATGACGTCGAGCGCCTCGCCGAAGACCCACCCGACGAATCGGACCTGACCAAACGCGAGCGCTACATCGCCGCCGAACTCGAAACCGGCGCGACGGTCGATGGGCTGGTAGACGATCTCGACGAGCGGGAGTCGGTCGTCACCCAGCACCTCCGGGACCTCTACGCCTCGGGGTGGGACGTCTACATCGACGACTCGGCGGGCCTGGTCACACTCGAAGGAGACCACGCGCTCCGCAGCTCGGAGCACAAGGGCACGCGCACGCGGAAAGCAAACCAGTGGTGGGAGAAACGCCACAGTGCGCTCGTCCGCGACTTCAACGCGCTGCCGACGCCGTCGGTGGACATCACCAAACACCGCGGGCAAGAAGACTGGGTCCACCACTTTTCGGACATCCACGCGGGCGACAAGGTGCTGACCCCCGACCGGACGAACGTCTACAACGCCGACCTGGTCCCCGAGATCGTCCGCTACGACACCCGCAAGTCGCTCGAACTCTACGACTACCACGGCGTCGACTGCGACGTTGCCCACCTGTTGTGGGGCGGCGACTTCGTGACCAACGAGGGGATCTACCAGGGACAGTTCGAGGACCTCGATGCGTGGCTCGATGAGCAGCACGATATGCTCATGGAGCCGCTCCTGGAGCAGGTCAAAGCCTACTCCGAGCGCTTCGAGGCAGTCAACGTCGTCTGTCAGGTCGGCAACCACGGCGAGAACCGCGCGTCGGGGACGTCGAAACAGGCGAACGCCGACCTCGTCCTCTACAAGTCGATCCGCAACGCGATCGCGGCAGTCATTAAGTTCGGCGAGGGCGACGCCTTCGAGAACGTCAACTTCCGCATCGGGCAAGCGCGCCCGTATACGAACTTCCCGCTCCGCGGCGGCAAGCTCCGCGGGCACCTCCGACACGGGCAAGACCGCAAGCCCCAGGCGACGACGCGTGCGGGCTCCGACGACTGGAAGACGACACTGATGAACCACGACTTCGACGTGTCGTTCCTCGGGCATCACCACTCAAGCGGCCGCATTGTGTGGGACGGCCCGCCGGTGATCGCCAGCGGCACGCCGAAGCCACCGTCGGACTTCGTCGACCGGATCGCCGCCTCGACGTCGCTCGACCCACGAGAGCAAACCCGCGAGATCTCCCACTGTGTGGGCGTCGCCGACCACGGTGTGACGGGCGTCTACCCCGTCAAGACCCACGACTTCGACTATACGCAGAGTGTTGAGAACCAACGATGAGTACAGTCACCGACCCCTCGAAGCCTGAGCGTGGCGTCCTGGAGACCTGCAGCGGCTGCGGGCAGGTCTATCACCGCGATAACTGCCCCGACTGCGACTGCGACGGACGCTATCGGGCTGAGGAGCACGATGTATCATGAGCACCAAACACAACAGGCCGTGGTACTGCCGCGACGGCGTGGTCGACGAGTACAAAGACACGCTTCAGACCGACGGCCAGAGGCTTCCGATGCTTAAAACGCTCAAGATCATCCGCGCGATCATCGTCAACGTCGGCGTGATCGCGATCGGCATCTACGCCATCCAGTCAGGCGCGGAGCCGACCCTCTTGGGAACGTTGGCGCTGGCCGTTCTCGGCGGCTACAACGGGCTCGAACTGAGCGACTACACGGCGTTGCTGCAGGCTTACGACGAAGTCCAGACCGAACGGGGGAAATAGGAATGAGTGAAACTGACCTCACCACGATCCCGAACATCGGGCCGACGAAGGCCGCGGCGCTGAAAGCCGCTGGCTTCGAGACCACCGACGAGGTCGAGGCCGCCGACGTCGACGAGCTGTGTGAGGCCGACGGGATCGGCCGCCGGACTGCCGAGGACATCCTCGGGATCTCGTCGCTCGACCGCGGTGGCAAGGAAGCCAAGTTCGAAGACGTCCGCGAGGACCTCCTGGACGTCGCCACCGAGCCGGTGACCGACGAGATCGTCGCGAACGCCGCGGGGATCTCTCGGTCGACGTTGCACAACTACCTCGATCGACACCCTGAGTTCGAGCGCGAGTACCGACAGGCTCGGGCCCAGAACGCCCGCGATATCACGGGCCTCATGCTCGACGACGAGTGGGACGGCGAGGATCGTAACCTGCGGTTCATCGCCGAGCGCGCCCACGGCTTCGTCAAGACCGAAAAGCGCGAGGTCGAGGGCAGCATGGAACACACCGGCGAAGGAGGCGGCCCGATGGAGGTGACTGTCCGCCGTGAGCGTTACGACCCAGACGAGTGAGGGCGCTGTCGAGGTCGGTGGTCACTATTGGGACGCCCAACTGCGGACCTTCGACGCCCTCGAATCCGGCGACTACGACGTCGTCGTCTTCCGAACCGGCTACGGTGGCGGCAAGACCGTCCTTGGGTCGGACTGGATCCTCACCGAGGCCGTCCAGACCCCAGACGGCCACTACCTCGTGCTCGCGCCCGACCGTCAGAAAGGCGGCCCGGCCACCTACAAAGGCTTTTTCGAGCGCCTCCCGGGCGAGAACACAGTCCCGAACGACTCCGCCGGCGACCCTGAGAACTCGCCGATCGTCGCTGGGTATCACGGCACCAAACACCGCCTGACGCTCATCAACGGCGCGGTCGTCCAGCTCGGCGGGGCCGACGTCTGGTCGCGCTTCGCCGGCTCGGAGTTCAACGCGATCTGGATGGATGAGGTCGCCCACTACGGGACGACAGACCTCTACGATCTCCACGAGATGCTCGTCACCCGTCAGCGGACAGAGGCGGGCCCGAACGTCACGCTGTGGACCTCGACCGGCAACGGGTTCAACCAGTTTTACGACATCACCGAGCGGCAAGTCGACGAAGATGACGAAGCCCTACGGTGGAGCGACCGCTTGAAGATCGTCGTCGGGTCGTCGCTCAACAACCCGTTTTTAAATGAGAAAGAGAAGATGCGGGCCCAGTTCGAGGGCTCCGAACGCGAGGCCCAAGCGCTGCATGGCGGCTTTAGTGCGGCGACGGGGCTCGTCTACGCCGACTTTTCACGGAACCTACACGTCACCCCGACCGACGGACTCGCCGATCGCCTCGTCGAGGACTGGGCGATTTACGGCTACGACGCGGGGTGGGACGACCCGCGCGTGCTGCTCGATATTCGAAAGACCCACACCGACCAGTTCGTTGTCTGGGACTCGTTTTACGAATCCGAGTCGCGGCTCGCCGAAGTGGTCGATCCCGACGGCATCCTCGACGGTCGGGAGGCGTGGATCAAAGGGCGGCCAAAGGGGATCGTCTACGCGGAACACGAACCCGCGCACATCCGACAGTTCAAGGCTGCGGGCTGGCCTGCCGTCAAGGCCGAAAAGAGCCTCGACGGCGGCATCGACCACGTCCGCGACCGTCTTGCCGTTGATGAAGACGGCCGCCCTGGCGTGCTCATCGCCGATCGGTGCAGCGATCTCATCCAAGAGTTCGCCTCGTACAAGGAGGACCAAGTCGGGAAGTCGGCGGCAACCGACCACGCCCTTGACTCGCTTCGGTACGCGCTCTTTACGCATTACCAACGCTACTCGGGCGACCGGCAGAGTGGTTCGAGCGGTGGCGGTTCGGAGCTCATCAACTAACCATGACACGAGACAAGACAGCGATCGTCGAAGACGAAGAGACGGTCGACAAGATCGCCGATGACGAGGAGGACGAAGACGATGAGTGACGACGACACCAGCACGGTCAAGTCATCGCTGGTCGGGATGCAGAAGGCCGCCGGGTCGGCGTCGTCTGACCAACTCGACGAGCGCTCGATCGGCATCACTGTCGGGCAGGGCATCGCAACGCCCTACCCGACCCACCAACTCGCCGGGCTCCAGGAACTCAACGGCACGCACGCGGTGTGTGTTGAGAAAAAGTCGAAGCGCGAGGTCGGCTACGGCTTCGAGATCGTGCCGCACGAAAACGTCGATCCGGAAGACGCCAGCGAAGACGAACGCGATCGCGCTGAGAACTTCTGGCGGTCGCGGGAGACGCTCTGGAAACTCGGGCCGAAGGGGACGGCTCGCGGCACGCCGACCGAGATGCACGAGAAGGCCCGCCAAGACTACCACGGTATCGGGTGGGCGGCCCTCGAAATCATCTACGCCGAGTTCGATGACGAACCTGCGGGGATGAGCTACCTCCCTGCCAAGACCGTCCGCGTCAAAAAGCAACGGGATGGCGATGGGTTCATCGACGAACAGATCGCGGGCCACGGATACGTTCAAAAGCGCAACGGGCAGACGCGCTACTTCGCCGAGGCGGGCGATCGGCGGAACACGGACCTCAACGATAACCCCGACCCGCGGTATGTCGACCGGGAGACGGGCGAGGTCTACAACGACATCGAGACGATGCGAAACGAGGGTGCGAAGCCAGCCAACGAGCTGCTGTTCATCCCGAACCCGCACCCGAACACGCTGTACTACGGCCTGCCGACATGGATCAGCGAGATTCAGACGATGGTCGCCGACCAGGAGGCGCGGCGGTTCAACCGCGAGCGTCTCGAAAACAACCTCATCCTTGACTACCTCATCATCGTCGAGGGCGGCGAACTCTCCGAGGAGTCCCGCAAAGAGGTTCGGGAGCATATCGAGGGGCTCCGCGACGGCGATGGTCCGGGGGCGTTGATCCTGGAGGCCGACGACCTCGTCGACAAGGGGATCGGCGTCGAAGGCCAGAACGTCAAGATCCGCGTCGAGCCGGCGGCTCACTACGGCGACGAAGACATGAGCTTCGCCAACTACCGGGAGATGAACGAGAAGGACATCGCCAAGGTCCACCACGTCCCCCTGCAGATCCTCGGGAACCACGACGCGACGAACGCCAACACCGAGGAGGCGATCCGAGAGTTCACTGAAGAGACAATCGCACCGGAGCAAGAGCGCTACGCCGAGCGCCTCTATCGCGTCATCCACCAGCAGATCCTGGACGTCCACGACTGGACGGTCGACTTCGTCACCAAGGGCGCGCGCAACGAACGCGAGCGGGCCGAGATCGGGAAGATGACCGCCGACTCGGTCAAAGAGGTGCTGACGGTCAACCAAGCGCTCGAACTGTTCGGCCTCGAACCCCGCGATGACGAGATCGGCGAGCGGCTCGTCTCCGAGGTATCAACGCAACAGACGCCGGGGGCGGCCCTTGACGAGGCAGTCACCCAAGTCGCACAGTCGGCGCGCGAAGAGAAGGCCGACGAGCGGATCAAACGCGGGGCGTCGGGGGACTGACCATGTGCGAGGCGTGCGGCGGTCGGCAACTCACAAAACGCCGAGTGCTCTCGAAAGTCGAGTTCTCGCCGGAGGAGGAGCGTGTTTTTCAGACGTTCCTCGACGACTACATCGACGCCGTCCAGCCGGTCGAGAACGACATCGAAGCGTTCCTCGACGAGGCCAGTGAGGAAGACCTCGAATCGCTCGAATCGCTCCGCGGCGAGATCCAACAGCGAGCGGGCGACTACACCAACGACTTCGAAGTGGTGTTCCGGGAGAACGGTGAGGACGGTATCCTCGCCGGGCGTGAGCTGGCCGTCCGCCAGGAGGAGATCGACGTGGCGTTCGACGTTGTCCCCGACCGGACGCTCGACATCCTCGACGAGTGGGTTGACGTCGCCGCCGGGAGTACCCTGGAGACGATCACCGAAGACTCGGCGCGGTGGCTCCGCGGGGCGCACAAAGACGGGCTGTCGATCCCCGACATCGCCGACAAGCTCAACGATGAGCTATACGACGGCCGCCTCGAAGGCTACGTCGCCGAGCGCGCGGCCCGCACGGGGACGATCTCAACGTCGAACGCTGGCGCACACTCGGCGCACGAAGACGCCGACAGCGTCGTCGGCGAACAGTGGCTGACGTCGATCGATGGGCGGGAGCGCGACTCGCACGCGCAAGCCCACCAACAGGTCGTCGCCGTGGGAACGTCCTTCGAAGTCGGCGGCGTCTACCTCGATCACCCTGGTGACCCACTCGCGCCGGTCAGCGAGATCGCCAACTGTCGCTGTGCGACGGCGGCAGTGTTCGCCGATCAACTCACCGAGAGCCAACTCGAAACGATCCAGAACGGCGGTCGCGTGACGGCCGCGATCTGACGCAACCCACCGATGACGGCATCCCCGCCGGGGGCGCTGCCAGAGGTCCATATCCCGGCGTTCTCAACGAGACAATGACACAGACAGAGCCGCGGCGCTTCCAGAAAACCGTCGCCATCAAAGCGACCGACGAGGACGAGCGGACCGCGACGGGCGCGGCTCTCGTCCCCAACGAGGTCGACCGACAGCGCGACTTTCTCAAGCCCGCTGGCATCGAGGCGATGTATGCACCCGATCCCGACGACGGGGTCATGCACTACCGCTTCGCCGATGATGACGCGGAACTGGTCCGCAACGAGATCATCGACGAGCCCGAGACCATTGGCGGCAAGGAGTACGCCGCCGGCTCGTGGATCATCACGCGAAAGTACCACGATGATGAGCTGTGGGCGCTCGTCGATGACGGCGTGCTCACTGGCTTCTCGATCGGCGGCGAAGTCAGCGAGGAAGTCGAACGGTCGGCCGATGAACTCGGCGATGGGGTGAACTTCCCGGCCGAGGTCGAATCCGGCGGGGCTTCGGAGATCCTCAACGGCTACACGGCCGAGATCTCCGACGTCGACATCCCGGCGGTCCCGAACGCCGACCACGCGGAGAAGTCTCTCACAAAGAACCTCGTCGAGCGGGCCGGTGACGAGGAGTCGTTTGTCGAGATGATGGAACCGCGGGGGCACTCCGAGGAGGATGCCCGACGGCTGTGGGGGCACCTGCAGTCGCCGACCGACAAGGCACACAACCATGACATGACCAACGACACTGACGACCCCGACGCCCCGCCTCTTGACGACGTCGATGACGCCACGCTCGGCAAGCGGCTCAAGGGCCTACTTTTCGGAGGTGACGACGGCGACGGCGACGGCGACGACACCGACAGCATCGAGCTGGTCGACGCCGACCCGACCACGACCGCAAAGGCACTGACGCTCGCCAAAGAGGGCCGCACGCTCTCGGAAGCAAACCGAGAGACGCTGATGGCGGCCCACGACGCCGTCGAGGCGGCGCTCGCGTCGGATATGGACTTCGAGACGAACCGGTTCACAGACAGCGACGAGCACGCCTTCGACGTTGCCCAGTATGGCGACTCCGAGGAGAAGGCGCTCGAAAAGCTCACCGAAGAGCAGGGCCAGCTCGTCGCCAACGCCGTCCAACGCTTCGTCGACGCGCAGGGTGACGCCACATTCGGGGAGTTCCGAGAATGGCTGTGGCAGACTGATGCGCTCGACGACGACACGGCCTTCGCTTCCGACGAGGCGGCGTGGGAGTTCGCGGAGTGGACGCGCGAGCAGCGAGAGAACGCGGCCGTCAGCGAGGAGTTCATCCCGTACGTGATGGCCGAGAGCG